TACGAGAGTGGAATGAAGATGCCAAGGGCACAGGGCTTGAGGTAAAGAACTTCGAGAAGTCTGCTAATCGTGCGGCACTAGAAGCTGGTCGACCAACAGCACTCCGTTATCTCAAGTCAGCACCTAAACAGATGCGACCTGAAACAATAGAGTTACTGAAAGCTCATGGTATTTATGATGAGATTAATTAGCTACCTTTAGTTGCCCATAGGATAGGTCTTCAATCGCTTGGTCTGCGTCATTCAACATCCCAATAGTACGTGGGTTGTTCAAGTTAATACCGATGACGTATGCTTGCCCTAACTTCACGGGGGTATCCTTACCGAGGTATGCTTTCTGTGATTTGGGTGTGGCTATAATGTCTGCCGCAGTAAGTTCCTGCATGAATGTCTTATAGTCAGCACCGCGGTGGGCTAACCATCTACGGAAATGAGTGCGGTCAAACATCACAGTCCCATGGTCAACTTGGTCACCTGAGGTCTTGCGGTAGAAATCAAAGCGAACCCTAATCTCATCTCGAGGTATACGGGCATAGTCCATCGTGGGTTTTTGTGCACCCGTGTGGAATATCTGTACTTGTGAACCAGCATGCTCGGCAAGATACTCACCCAATAAATCAAACGAATCAATCTTGTTCTCTGCTACTGACCTGCGGATAGCACCCATCTGTTGTAGTACCCACTCGATACCTTTGGTGTAATCAAAAGCAATTAACTTCCACTCGCTTGCCAATCGTAAGGATAGATCAGCTAGAATAATTGCTTGCTCATAGTATCGTTCTGCTCCACTAAAGGTACATTTATATCGCTTATGGAATGTATCAGTTGCTTCAGCAATCATGGCACGGATAGCTGGCTCGCCTAGTTCTAGCAACTTCTTGAGGAATACTCTGCCTACATGCCCGTGGTTGTCTATTAAAAACTCATATACCTTGCGTCCTGCACTACTACCTTGTACAAACATGGGGTGTACTGGTACAGATACTTCTAATAATCGGGCTAATTGTGCGTCGGTATCCAGACCAGAAGCAATCAGCTTGGAATTCCACGACTTGTTGGTAGATATAGTAGTTGGTGATGACCACACCCTAGCATCTCGTTCTTCAGCGTTACGGTTTAGTCTTGCCTTGTCACGCCCTTGGGATACCCAGTATAGGAAGTCACCTACCTCTTTGTCGTTCACCATAGTGGCTTCGTCAATCGTCATCGGTAAGTGGCAGTACAAACCCATGCGGGAGAACAGCGTGTTCTGTGTGAACTTGGCGGCAAAGTGTAGCTTGTCGGGGCATCCCCATACTGATTGTTGCCAGTACTGTGCAAGCGTTTTGCCACCACCTGTTGGTCCATAGAGGGAGATAGTCAATCCATGCAGTCCAGTAAATGCATAGAGAGGTGATGATAGGCTAACCCCAAGGGCAAACATATGCGGAGTAAGATTTGTTTTATCCATCAAAGCGGTGAAGTCTACCCAGTCTTGTAGTTCTCCTGCTGTACCCCATAGGGTTTCCCCTAGTCGTTGACTTACTGCTGATAAGGTGATGGTTTCTTCGCTGACTGTACCGTCAACATTGCGACGCAGAACCGTATCGCCAATGACAAACTGACTAAAGTTTTCCTTCCACCCCATCGTGGAATAGAGGTTAGTCATGGCTCGTTTCTGCCGCAACTCGTTCATGTATGAGCGCAACATAAGTTGGAAGTACTCCGTTTGGTTTTTATTGTTAAGGACAATACCTTGGTCTGCAATTACAGTAGGAAATTCTCTGTGCCCTTCGGTGAGGTGGGCTTGTCGTAACTTCAGTTCTTGCCATCCAAGATGTGGGCGATTCCAATGGTAGCGAACAGTTTCATACCCAAGGGATTCATCTTTACCATACGATACGGGGTATATATCAAACGGACAGATGTCTATATCTGATTCATCAATGGTTAGTTTCATACCCTGAGCAGTACGCTTAAATGGTTTGGGTACAGGTATCTCAAATGCTGATGTGTCGGGAGCTTCTGTTGGTGCTACTTCTGCATACTGAATACCCAACCGTGCTGGTGTACCGATCTTGTTCTTGTATTTGCATCCCCTGCATCCGCTCGGGCGGAGGTCGTCTAGCTTCTGACAAGTTGTTGGTCCAGTCGTAGCACCCTTCCAGTGGTGCATCTTACGCAAGGCTTCACCTGCATTAAACCCTTTGTGGTTCTCTGACCAAGCAATCGCAGTTGCATCAGGGTCTTGGCAGTATGCGGCTACTCCCATGATGCCGTACCACATAGGCTCGGGTACTTCGTTCTGATTCTTAACAGCCCAACTAATCTGCTGGCACTTCACTGCTACCACTCCAGCTACGGCTGGGGGAATGTCGTTCGTTATGACTAAGGCTTGTGCCAACTTGCTGTTGGTTGTCTGTCGCTGGCTCATTGGGTGAGCTACCATGTATGCAGTAAGAAGCGAAGTTAATAACTCAGGGGCTACAGGACTTGCATCCATTAGCATCTTTACTTTTGCACCGCTCTTAGGATTGTGTGTGCCCACTGGTCTTAATACTCTAGCACTATCCGCAGGTACGGCAGGGTCTATCTCAAACCCTTTTGCTAATGCCGCCGCTTTCATAGCTTGTGCAATCGGTTTCCACTGCTTGGGTTCTAACTCATCTGTCAGTATCCAGTAGACGTGCAGTCCCACACCCGAGTGAATCACTAGTGGCTTGGGTAAATTCATTTCTTTAATAAACTTGCCGAGTGCTAACAGTCCTTCCTTCCATGTCGGAAATGGTTTGTCTGCACCGCAGTCCACATCAAAGGCTACTACTTTAGTAACCCGTACATTGTCCTGTTTCCTACTCCCTTTCTCTTTAAACGCAGAGATAGCGAAGTAAGTGTTATTACCACGATGATCTAATTCAATCACCGCTTTTGCGAGTTCTTCTACTGTTCCAAAAAATCCTTGCTTTGGCGAATCATTAATTGTGATTGCCGCATAAAAACCTTCTGACGGTAAAACTCGCTGAAGAAAATTCAACGTGTCCATATGCCCCTGCCTATTGATGACGGGGGACTACCCCCGTCATTGCCTCATTTATCTTGGTTCAATATTTCAACAAGACGCTCCATCCGTTGCTTCTGATCGGACGCAATTACCTCAGGCATAGGCCAAGAGTGTTTGGTCATCACAAAAAGTAACCGCCTTAGCATTATTCGTACTGAATCATCATTAGATTTGCGAATAGGTTTCCCCTTCACCCACCCATAATACGTCATTCGGCTAACCCCTAACAACTGGGATATATCCCTAGTTGTCAGGAGCATATGCTTACGGAGTGCCTCAACTTTTTTAAAATCAAGGGGTGGGTTAAGCATCATCTGCGTTCACCTCCCCTACGAGAGCGGCAATCTCGTCAGCCAAAGATGTTGCTGCTTGTGTGTCGGCTGGAGCGGCTGCCGCAACTTTGCTAACAGGCTTAATTGCCACGGGTTTGGATGCCCCAAAACCACGCTTGGGAGTAGCCGCCGCAATAGGTGCAGGGGCAGGCGGTTCTTCTACGGGTGCTACTTTAACTACGGGTTTTGGAGCAACTGGTGCAGAAGCAATCTTAGGAACTGCTACTGGTTGGCGTAAAGTTTCGCCTGTAATTTCTTTAACGTGGTCTGTGCCAAATAACTTGTCGACAATTTCTTGTGTATCTGCCTCAAGGAAGCCAGCAAAACCGAACTTTAGTTTGGGGAACGATGCGTCAGTATCAAATGATACACGGGTCTTAACAATCTCAGGCGGAATACCACGAACAGATAGTTCTTTCTGATACTGGTTCAGTCCCTTCAATGCGGCAGGAGTAACTGACAATAAATATACAGGTCCTGATGGGTCATCCGCAGATACTACGGCAAGACGCTTATTATCCGAGCAGGCTTTGATCTGTTGCCCAGTCGGAGTTACTTTGCTACCCCATGCGTTTTGTGAGCATGATGCACAAAGATCATTCTGTGGGTCTGTTGCCTGTTGGTCTGGTCCGATACCGTCAAGCGAGAAGCAGTCAGGTGCAGTAGGCTCTGCATCTTTTGTCCATGCCTTGGCGTACCATGTCTTAGATAGACGTGGGTTTGCACCAACAACAATAACATCAATGAATGTAGAATCTAAAACAGTTTCTGTATCTCCCTCGACAATACGGAAGCGACTTGATTTAATACTAATGCGTGGGAATGATTCGCCACCGTTACCTAAACCGCCCGTCAAGGCTTGTGATAGTACAGATGGTGTGCCAACACGGTTGGCAAGGTGCGCAGGGACTGTTACGTTTGCGAGGGTTAATGCATTGCTCATAGATTTCTCCTTAATAGTGAGCGTTAATCTGCTGATGCAGACGGTTTACGAATATTTACTTCTAACTTAGTGCCATAGTTGACACCTGCGGGTACTGACTTATTCAAATCAATGTATCCACGGACAGCTATTTTGCTAATGCGTTTCTCAAGCATATCGTATGCATCGTTCTCTCGAACAAAGTCTAGTACGGCATCCCAATCAGCCACGTTTGCATAGTCTGTTGTGGTTAAGAACGCTGTGCCGTGCTTAGTTTTAAAACTAGTTACTCCCTGTGCATCGGCTTGTTCTTTAATCCATGCTTCTAACTTCTCCATCTTGGCTTTAATTATTGCTACTTCTTCTTTGATTCCCGCCTCGATAATTTCCTTCCGATACCGCAACTTCATGTATGTTGCTATTACATCATCTACGTTAATGCTCATTGTGTCACCTCTGAGTTTCTTGTTGAATTAAATCGAGCAATAGTCCTTGCAGTTTCTGCTTATTTTTTAATCGCTCGTACATTTTATGTTCCAGTTCAGTTCCTTCTATGTGAACCACATTGGATACATGGGTCTTGCCTATCCGTTCGATGCGCCCGTTGGCTTGTACATACACCTCGTTGGAGTTAATCGGTCCATACCATATGATTGTCGAGGCACTGGTCAAAGTTAATCCGTGTGCCATTGTCTGTGGGTGGGCTACTAAAACGTGAGGCTCTTTGTTGTGCTGGAAGTCGTGGAATATTACGTTCCGTTTGTTTGACGATACCTCGCCATTCACTACACCGACTGACCAATGCTTACTAAGTTCCTTCTCCAACATATGCAACGTACCTGTCAGGGGTACGAACACTATCACCTTCTCACCTGCTTCTTCTATCACCTCCTTCACTAAGTTGATACGTGGTGTGCAGTCCAGTTCAATGTTCTGTCCGTCATCGCCATACGCTACTCCGCAAGCGATCTGCACTAACTTCTGAATCTTCACTGCTTCATTAACGGCAGTGATTGTCCCCTCCTGTGCCGCTTCAGTTACAAAGTGGCGCAACATTTGTTGGTAATGTTTCTTCTGATCTGCTGTCAGTTCTACCTGCCGTGTCTGCACAATGGTATCGGGCAAGTCAAAGCACTCGTCTCGGGTGTACCGTACCGCAGGTTGTAGTATGTGCTTGACAATCTCTATTGATTCGGGGCGGGGTACGAACCGCCATTGCCCAATCTTCATCATCACTTGTTCACGGAAAGCCGTATAAGTTTTGGTACAGAACGGACTGTTAACTAACTTAGCCAATGCCCATGCATCTGTCGGGTCGTTGGGTGTGGGTGTGCCAGTCATCAACCACAAGCGTGTTGCAGGATTGTTGTCGACCCACTTGCGGAATATCTTAAACCGTTGTGTTGATGGGTTGCGCAAGATCGCCGCCTCGTCTACGATCACAAGATCAAACATGCCGTTGATGTGCGGGGCAATGATACCAAACCCATCGTGGTTGACGATGTAGAAGTCTGCTTTTGTTTTCAACAGCTTCATCCGCTTCTCTGCCGTACCGTACAGAACCACAAACTTCCTGTGGGTTAACTCTGTAAAGATACCGTCACCCCATACCCGTTCGAGTGTAGATAGTGGCGATAGGATAAGTACCTTCTTGACATGCTTGGTTTCTATTAGGTAGTCAGCCGCCCACAAAGCAGAAGCTGTCTTACCTGTACCGATTTCATTCAGTACAAGTCCTCGGTGATTGAGCGTCAAGAACGCAGCAGTTTGTTTCTGATGGGCAAACGGTGTGTACTGCCCGGGCCAGTCGTAATAGTGCAAGATGGGACTAGGCGCATTGATACCAAGGTTACGCAATACCTTTACTTCGTCTAGTCGATGCGGAGTAACCACGAGTGGTACACCACGAACCTCGTAGGATTTTGCCGAGGGAATACTATCTAGTACCCTGTTCGGATTGTTAAGTTTTAGTGCGAGGGCTTGTGCCTTCTCTACCACTACCATGTAATCACCTATTCTTTTGTATGAATTGCTTAACTGCTTCAATGGACTGCTCGTCGTATGCTAAGAACCAAGTACCGCCTGCATCTTGTATCTCCCTAGCACACTGCAACTGCAAGGCGGTTGGCTTCTTTGTCCTATCCGCTTTACATTCAATCCCTACAAACTGCCCCGATACAATCGCAATCAAATCGGGGATACCGCCTCTACCAAACCCATTGTTGGCAGGGAAAAAATACCAAACCTTATACTCCCTCAACACCTCTACTACCTTGCGTTTAGTCTTTGATTCGGGTGTTGCTACACTCATTGTAATTACCTTTACACGCCTGTCAAGTTTTATTTTATTAGGTTAAACCCTAGCATAATCACAGTCGTGCCGAGCAGGACAGAACCGACACAACCCTGATGGTCTAGCCGCCCAATTATCATGCTCAACCGAACTATGTATACGCTGTATACGCTTCATAATCTCAGCCCATACGGGGTTAATATCTACACGGTTATATACCTCAGTATCCATCTCTAAAGTCTTTAGCCATGTCAAGCAAGTCTTTACTCTAACTACATCGGGGAAGTGTTTGAATACCTGCGCTGCAAAGAGTTGCATCTGAAAGCGGTCTGCATTGCGCTTGCCTGTTTTCCAATCCATAACCACAGCATCTGCACCTTGTATTACAAGCACGTCAAGTTTACTGCGTAGCCATGCGTCTGCATCCCACCAACCTGTTGGTGTAAGATTCTCGGTCAGGACTAGTTCCTTCTCGATGTATAATTCTCCACCTTCAGCCATCTTCTCCACCGCTAGGCAGAGGATTTCATATTGAGCAACTTCTTGTGGTAAGTCTTCCCCCTTTAATCTAGACTCAAGAAAAGCATGTACTCGTTCCCCATACTTACTTGCTTCTCCGCCCTCATCAATAACATCTTTGACAATACGCTGACGGAAGTATCGTAAAGGGCAGTTCTCATATAGCTTAATAGCCGAATAGGAGTGGGATAATCGCATGTTGTACACCGAGTGGGACTACCACAGGGTTCTCTGTTTAAGTTGAACTTCCAGTATACATTAGTCTGACATGCGACGCAAGCAATCAAACTTAGCTAGTTCTAACGTGGCAACAAGTTTCATCAAGTCTGTAATACCCGACGAAAATCTATGGTAATCACCGCCCATTTTAACTAGCATGAATACTTCGGTTGCATCCTCGTTGTCCTTCACAATGCCCATCACCTCGTTCATTATCTGCAATGCTTCGGTGTTTTGTGGTTGCCGTTTAATTTCTATAATATTTTTAGTCATTTCTGTTTACTCTCCGTAATTTTTCCATTCCACATACTTGGTATCACCCTAAATTCATCTAGCCTATGTTGCATCGGGTGAGGTAATGGTACATAGGGTTTACTCGGTAGTATTTCCCGAGGTATTTTTTTCTTTTTCATCATGTATCTCCGTAGTTTTTCGCATGCCCTGATTCGCATGCTATTGGTAAGTCTTGTGCCCACTTCGGGGGGGTTGACATTACAGCAACAAGTTGCTGTTCTGCTTGCGTGATCTTTCCATCTGGTGTTGAGATAATAATTTCATCATGAACTTGAAAAGCCACATGATAATGCTGACCGATCTTAGCCATCTGTTCTCGAATTACAATCGCTGCCAATGCTTGCACTAAATTTTCCGTTGCCTTTCCCCCATATATCTTTGTCCATGTTATGTCTTCGGTAGCACCAGTAGTAACACGATCACGCACCGCCTTACGATATGTTCTAGCATCACCGATATATTCAAACCCCGATCCGTTCTGCCTGAGTGCAGGGTATTTAATAAGTAACTTGTTCGGCAATAGGATTCCTTGATTAGAATAGCTAACCGCATCGCAGATACTTCCGTCTAATCCATTGACCATATGCGACAACATGTTGCCCATCTTCTGCCACAACTGCACGATCTTAAAGTTCTTGGCTCGATAGATTCTGACAATGCGCTCTGCCTCGTGCAACTCCATCGCCACGCTCATACCCGCCTGTCCTATCTCTAGTGTGCGCCGTAACTTCTCTGCGCCCATGCCGTAGCCAAGCCCCAAGATGCAGGTCTTACCAACAAACCGTTCGATCTTATCGTCTTTAGTGATGGCTCTGCCGTACACTTCAGTAGCGAACTCACTATATACATCTCGCTTATCTCGGAAGGCTTGCACTAAATCAACTTGCCCTGCTACCCATGCGACAGTCCTAGCTTCGATCTGTGACGAATCACAACTGACAAGAAGTTGTCCTTCGGGTGCTTTCAAAGCCCGCCGTATCGTTGTGTTTCCCCTCGATGGTAAGTTCTGTAAGTTCAGTTTGTCACCACCCGAGAACCTGCCTGTGTGCGCACCATAGTAATTTAGCATGATGGGTAGCCTACCCCTGCCTGCCACCCCGATCAAAGATTCGGTGCGGGTCTCCTCAATCGTAGACTTAGTGCCTAACCGCGCTGTCACCACCGCCTGCACTCTCTCGTCAGGATGTTCTAGTAAGTCGGTCATGCCCTTGTCGGTCTTGGCAAATGCCCATGCCTGCTTGCCTGTGCGAGCACTAATCTTAGTGGGGGGGTCGATGCCCAAGTTCTTTAAGTACTTGGCAAAAATTTCGTTGCTCATCAACATCTTGGTGAGTGCTTCTTCGCTAACCCCCGTCAGCCCCAAGTCAGTTAATAACATACGCTTGCGTGTGCGCACTTCCTCTAAATGCTTTTCTAATAGTGGCACATCTAGTTCGATGACAGGCTCGGTGTACATGCGTAGTGTTTGGTCTATCACCAACAACTCGCTAGATGGGAAGCCGACCTTGAGCTTATTGAATAGTGCATGCGTTAGTTCCACATCGTTAATGCAATACTGTCCGTACTTCGCTAGTTCTTCAGCAGTAAAGTCTGCCTTGTGTTTGCCTAACGCTTGCACTACTTCATCTCCTTTCTTACCCAAGCCATAGTGTGTAGTCAAGGCGGCAAGGCTACCGCCTACCGTTAAGTTGTGGAGTGGTCGTGCCATTGATAGGGTGTCTAGCCATAACCTCGGATTGATTCCGAAATGCCATGCGAGTATCGCCCCGTCAAACGCTGTGTTGTGACAGAGTATTGCTCGCTTAGAATAGTCAAGCGACTTTAGAAACTTACCGACATTGTCCCCCGCATACCAATCTGTTGGGTAGTCATTGACTTTAATACCTACACCGATGATCTCGAACTGCGGGTCACGAATGTATGCTTCGGTAGTCAGCTTCGACAGGCTAAACTTCTGATCGTAGTATGTTTCAAAGTCGATGGTAACAATATCCATCATCGTAATATCCTTTTCTTTGCTTGGTATGCTGACCACAACTCAGCCATCTCGGGGTGCATACGCACCACATGTTCTATAAACTCTGCCATCTCTAGCAACTTAATGAAGTCGCTTTCTTTTATAGTGGTATGCCCCAAGTTTACTGATGCAGACGAGGTCTGCCCGAATGCACCTGTGTTACAGGTAATCTGATTGTTCATCAAGCACCTCAAGTAGTTTGGTCATGTAGTGTCTACCCTTGGCAACCTCTCTTGGTGATTCGTCTTTACTACCCATACGCATGATGTATTTAAGCGCACCACCCCGATAGAATCCAATGCGTTGTTCTAAAGACCATGTATCTACCACATCCCATGGTTCTACACCCATGTTCTTATAGTGGTCGCCACCAATCTGCATGTCACTCGCTTTCATTTAACTATCTCCACTTCAGCTTGGGTTTCTATCCATACCCTAGCACCACAAGATAGTGGCTTGTCAGGTGAGTAGACTACTTTACTGTCACCCTTAATCATTACCTCATGTGCATAGGTATTATCTTTATAGGTCTTGACAGTAAGCACGGGGTTAGTAGTCCCGTTCTTAGCGTTCGCTTTTATTTCATGCTGGTTTACATGGATAATTGTTTTCATTTGTTTCTCCAGTACCTATCTCTAGGGTTATTAAGCATTGATTTAATAAGTTCATCCACATTAAAAAAGTATTGAATAACTTTCATGCCATCATGCGTAGTTATAGTAAAGCTCATTTCTCTTGTGCCTTTCTTATGCAAGCCCTTGTTCTATCCAATAACCTACTTCTGTCCAATGGGTAAACCCTTTCGTTTTCTCGCCATACTTCTAGTATTTCCTCATCTGTTAGTTCTTTTA